GTCAGAATCTCATCCGCTGTATTCAACACTACTACAGCCCTGAGAAAATGGACCGGATCATCGGACAAGAACAACGCAAGCTCCAACAGATTGGGCTGATGGGTCCTGAAACGATCCCGCCAACCCAAATGTATGAGCTCTTCAAGCAGATTAAGGAGATTGATATCGACATCGTCGTGGCGTTCCAAGACGCTTCCCCGACGGCTCGCGCCGCAGTGGGTAACCAGCTGTTGCAGCTCAAGGCGACAGGCGCCCCAGTGCCGCTACAGCTCGTCATTGAGGCGATTGATCCGCCGTACAAAGACGAGTTGCTCGCAGCCTTGGCGAAGCAGGGCGAACAGCAACCAAATCCCGAACTGTCGAAAGCCTTGTCCGCTGGACAGGGGCAAACCTCGCCTGACGGGGTCAATACGTCTGCATAGATAACCGAAGCACAAAGCCTAAGCGCCGTGGGCTTTATTCACGGCGCACTATATTACCTGGGAGGGTAGCATTTCAGATGAAAACGAAACTCTGGAAACCTCGGCCTCTGAAGTTTCAGAACAACCCGAAGTCCAGACCGTTGAATCTGTAGAGAGTACGGAGACCGAAACCTCTATCCAAGAGCCTGAGGGCATCAAGGAAGAGACAACCTCGGAAGCTCCTCGTAAGTTTGCGGGCAAGTACGCATCAGTCGAAGAACTCGAACGGGCCTATCAGAACTCGCAGTCTGAGGCGTCACGTATGGCGCAGCAGCTCGCGCAGGCCTCGAAGCCCAAGCCTGAGACAACGACTCCGAAGTACTCCTCAACGCAGCTTGAGGATTTCAAGGAAGGTCGATTGCTCGAGGTTTCGAACGCGCAGACCATGGCCTCGCGGCTCTATGCCGAAGGCAACTACGCTGAAGCCCAGAAGTACGAAGCAGCCGCCAAGGAGTCGGCGCGTCAGATCCGATTGATTGACGCAGAACTTCGGAAAATGGATATCGAGCAGACGTTTGGTTCACAGAAGAAAGCCGCCGCTGAGGCGCGCTTACTTCAGGATGCAACCTCCGTGCTGCAACAGCATCGAGACCAGCTTGTGCCCGGCACAGATCTCCATAGCAAAGCGTCTGAATTTATGGAAGGCTTTGTTGCTATGGGGATGGACGCGGAAAACGCGCTCGTACAGGCCCAGGCTGTTTCATTGGCAGCGCAAGTTCTTGGATTGAGTTCAAAGTCCGTCGCAGTCAACACACGTAAAGAACTCACTAAGTCAATCTCCAAAGCCTTGAGGGAAGGTGTCGCGTCAGGAGCCGGAAAAGCTGCTTCAGGCAGTATATCCCAGGACTTCATGAAAATGAGCGACAAGGAATTCCGAGAATACAAGGCCAAGAGGGGTTGGGATTAAGAGGAATTAAATGGCAACAGTAAAGTCTACGGATCTGGTTACCAGCCTAAGCCCGTCACCAGATGCAACTCAGTCGTTTTATAGCCGCGAACTGCTCGACCGCGCCAAGCATCAGGAGCACTATGGCCGGTGGTGCGACAAGGTCTCCCTGGGTTCCAAGAAGGGAAAGACCGTTATTATGCGTCGGTACGCTCACCTCGCCATGGCGCTCTCGCCGTTGGCTGAAGGTGTGCCCCCGACCGGCAAAACCCCGACGTTGACTGACTACCAAGCAACGTTGAAACAGTACGGCGACTTCATCGTGCTGTCGGATTACGCGGATTTCACGGGTATCGACGATTATCAGCGGCATTGGGCGATGTTGCTCGGCGAACAAGCTGGATACACCATCGACGCCGTCGATCGGGATGTTGTGACAGCGGGCACCAACGTAATTTACAGCAACGGGGCAGCTCGTAACGCCGTTGTGTCAATCATCGATGAAAACGACCTGGACCGTGCGATTCGGGTGCTGGCGAACGTCGGAGCCATGAAGCTCCTCGGCGGAAGCCAAGCCACGGCCGAAGGGATTTATCCTACCATGGCGGCCTATCCCGCTGTGACGCTTCCTGACGTGATGTTCGATCTTCAGAACCTCAATAATTTCAAATGGGCTTCTGAGTACAAGGGCGCGATCGAAGGCGAAGTGGCTCGTTATAAGCAAATCGCATTCTTCGAGGCTCCTGACGTATCCAGCCTCGGCGCGGGCGGAAAGAAATTCGCTTCAGGCGGGGGAAGCTCCACCGCAGTGAAGAACACGGCTGGCACAGTCGATGTCTACACAATCATGCTCTTCGGGAAGCACGGCTTCACCAAGGTTCCCTTGGATGCCGCTTCGTTGAAGATGATTCGGAAGTCATTGGGCAGCGCAGGCACCGCCGATCCTTTGGATCAGGTGCAAACGATGGGCTGGAAGGAAACCAGCGCGCGGTTGATCACCAACCAAGATTGGCTCTGCCGTATCGAGTGCGCAGCATCGCTCTAAGCTTCGTTATAATCCTATGTCCATAGGAGGGGTATGGATCTTTGGATGGTCATTCAGGATGGGCGTCCGCTTCGGCGGGCGCTCACCCGCAAACAAGCAGAAGCTCACGCGGCCTATCTTGCCAAGGGCTATGAGTCCCATAGAGCAAATGATAAACGGAGGGTCGCCGAGTTTGAAATCAAACCCGATACGGGCACGATCAAACACATGGACGAAAATCTAAAAGCGCTAAGGGGGTTGTAATGGCAAAAGATAAGCACTGTAAGCCCAGCGGGGCTTTGGTGGAATTTTTCTTCTCGGCTTCGGGTCAGTATCGAAAGGGTGAACGGATTCCCGTGAAGGTCAACGGGTATGAGTATGTCGCCACCGTTGGAGCGCGTAATACCCTTCCGAAAGAGGTGGTGTCCGTGCTTCAGAACGCGAAGAGCGCGACGACTGTTCCCGACCTAGGAAGAGTAAACCCAGACCGAGGAGGGGTCCCGCGCAAGCAAGAAGACTTCTTCAACCCGTCTACTACGGTAGACTATCAATCGGATTTCGACATTGAAATCCTTGGGGAGAAATAATTATGGCAGTAGCAACAGTAACCGTTCGGGCGAACATCAGCGTTGGGATCGCGAGCGGTAAGTACGTGTGCGATTCGTCTCCGACGCTGACTCCGATCAACGTCGGGTTTAAGCCGTCCTTCGTCAAGGTGTGGAACATCACTGACAAAGACGTGGTGACGATTTGGTCGGAAGATATGGCGGATGGTACGGCGATTACATGGGGCACAGCGGCAGCCGCCGTCGCCTCCGGTGCGATTACGCCTGTATTACATACCGATGGGACCAATTTTGGTTTCTCCGTGGGGACCGATGCCTCCGTGCAGGAAGCGTCTAAGACCTTCGGATTCATCGCATTCCGCTAATAGATTGAGAGTGAGGGAGTAGAAAAGGGTGTTATGCCGCTGCTCCCTCTCGTCTCTGGAAAGGATTTATGCATAAGAACAGTATTCGTAATGCAAACTTGGATCTCGTCACGAAGCGTGTGTTTATTCCCGCTCAGGAGTTCGTGCAAAGTCAGGTCACCGGCGCGTCCGTCATTCTTGACGCAGGCTTCGGAACCGGGGCCGCGCAGCTCTTGGAGCTCGGAACCTCCGCTCATGGGGCGATTCGATTGGAAGCCACCAACGACGATGTCAATTATCTCTGGGTCCCTGGAGATTTCGATAACCGTCATCCGCTGCATATTCGCTATCTGTGGACATCGGACTATGCCAGCGCTGACGGAACGGCAACGTTCACTACGTTGTTTACTCCGATTAAGTCCGGCGAAGCCGTCGCGATCGGAGCCACCGCGTTGACAAAGACACACGGCGCGTCCTCGAAAACCGCTGCGACAGCCCGAGCGATCTCGTGGTCGAAGTATGGGACGATTGCGCCACTGGCGACAGGGACGCACGCGAATCACACGTTCAACCCCGAAGTCATCGCTGTCGCGTTCAACGTCACATGCTCAGCCGTCGCGAATATCACGATTGCGTCGGATTACGTGTGGCTCTTGGGGATGGAGCTTGTCTACACCCCGAGAATTACGTTCGGAAAGAGTGACCGTCCTGCGCGTATGCTCAAGGATGGTTTGGCAGCTAACCTGGAGTTGGATGTCACCAACGATATCTAATTCCTGATGAATGCGCGGGGGCTCCCTCCACCCCCGCGTACTTCATTTTTCTATGAGGATACTATGGCAATTCCCGGCGATCCGTCAGTCGAAGATATCATTCTCCATGGAATGAAAGAGGGCGGACAGTATACCGTCTCGGCAGGCGGGACTGCCTATGCAGAATTTCGCTCTTACCAATTCGAGTCACTCAAGAGCGAAATGTGGGCCGCGTGTAAGACTGATCGACTTCTCGAAACCGACGCCGTGATGCTCACGTCCGTCGGGAACAGCAACGTTACGCTCCCCACGGACTTTGACTCAGAAATTTCAGTGACCTTGTACGATGCCGACGACGGCTATCGAGGAACTGCCCAAGCTGGTGCGTCTTCTTCGATCACCCTCGCGACGGACTTCTCCTCCACAGCGGAGCTCCTGTATGGGGCCTACCTGTTTATTCTTAGTGGAACCGGCGCAGGTCAAATGCGGCAGGTCATCGGTTACGATGACTCAACGAAAGTTGCGACCCTGCACTCCGCCTGGACCGTAGCCCCCGACAACACTTCGGGATATATGGTCGCCTCGATGGATTCTCCCTTACGACGCGCGGACTATCTTCGCGTCGTTCGTACGGCGGAACGTCCAGCCTATTATGGCCGGACAGGGATCACGATGCAAGTGGCCCCTGTTCCTGACAAGATTTATCCGATCATCATGGTCTATCGCTCAAATCTCACGCGACTCGACGACGCAGGCTCACTCTTTGTGAAACATCTTCGCGAGCGTCGGTCCTTGTGGGTGCAGGGCGTCAAGACCAAGACTATGGCGAGATACGACGACGAGCGCCATCCCCAGAATAAGATGATCTGGGATCAGATGCTTATGGCGTACGCCGCCGAGAACGCCGTCTACGACCAAATGGAACCCCACAGGTAAAGAACGATAGGTAAACTATGGCCTTACGTAATCGTATTCCAGATGTCGATGCAAAATATGATGACCCCATTCGGGGCGTCAACCTCGTTGCTTCGCCGGAAGACCTTGAGCCGGGGGAAGCCCGTCTTCTCTCGAACTGTTACTTCTGGAATGGAGTACGGACACGCGAAGGCAGCACGAGACTCAATGCCGGAAGCCTTGGGGCATTTCGGATCCTCGGTGGTACGAAGTTCTACTACGGGGGAGCCAATAGCAAACGGATCATCGCATTCAGCGATCGGATCTCACAGATCAGCGACGGCGGAACAGAAACCTTGATTAGTACGGTTCCGACTGCGAACCAAGAGACGCATTTTACGACGTGGAGTATCACCGACAAAGTCTACATCACGAACCAAACCGATAAGCTCTACGAATATGACGGTACGACGTTCCAGGCCGTTGACTCCTTGGGCGGAGCCGTGGCCGTCCCGAACGCCTGTCGGCGCGTGGTGCCGGTTCTCGATCGACTTCTCGCGATTACATCAGGCGGATTGATCGAGCGAACCAACGCCCGGGTGGCTCATATCTGGAGCAACGGGAGTTCTTGGGCCACATTCAGACCGTCCCTCGTGGGACCGTTCACGGGGCTTCATCCACATACCCTACGCTCGACGGGCGGTGACTTGTTCCCTGGTGCCATCGCGTGTCAAGCGAACGCGATGTACATGATCACGGGCACGAACTACGGAAGCGATGTCACGGCAGCTTCTCCACCGGCGGGTGAAGATTCAGCCATCAAGCTCATTGATCCTCGCGTAGGGACCAGCTCGCCGAACTCTTTGGCGACGGTGCCCGGCGTGGGACTCTTCGGAATCTCGTCCGACCTCAACGTGTGGTTCCTTCCGTTTGGATCCGCCTCGCCGATTATCCTCGGCGATAAGATCCGCTCGACGGACACAGCAACAACGATCGGCCTTGAGTCTGCAAACGTTTCGCAACTCGATAAGATTTGGATGACCTACTATGATCGAAAACTCATCCTGGGCTTTCCCATTGGCTCAGATAATTTTTGCTCTCGGTATTTCTGGATGGACATGCGGGCGTTCGTTGAAAGAAACGACCTGGGCCCTGTATGGAACGGGCCTCACTACGGTTTCTATACGAACCATGCCTGGCCGGAAGAACAGAACGGCGAGAAATCGCTCGTAGCTGGTGAAGGGAACTCCTCGAACGGGGCCTTCGTCTATCGGCTGTTGCAGCCTAATGTTTTCACTGACGCCGTGGGCACGTCGGACAACAACATCACGTTTGACTACTGGAGCTTCTACAAAGACTTCGGGGCGGCTTCGCAAGAGAAGTACGTCCAAGCGATCCAGATGGATATGAATAACTATCTCGGGAGTCCTACGCTCAGCCTCTACGATCTCACAGGGCTGATTGCTGGTAACTTACCCATTGCACGATTGACCTAGAGGATCTATGCCTACGTACTACGTTGACTATGAAGGCGGGAACGACGCCAACACTGGCGTTGACTTCGCGAATCGTTGGAAGACGATCAACAGCGGGGCTACGGCGGCACGGATTGCCCCAGGCGATACCATACGGGTTATGGCTTCACCAGACCCTACGAGCCTCGGGATCAGCGCGACGTGGACGAATCTCTCGCCTACGGTCACACTGGCTTCGGCACTCAACGTCTTGGTCACGAACTGTGATAGCGCGTGGACGGCTAGCCCGAACGTGACATGTGCGGCCAACACGACGACGTATCGTACGTCCACGGGGTCTGCGTCGGCAGCATTTGCGGGAGCGTTCACGACCGGCCTTGCGGCCTATTTGGGATTGGGCGGGGCTCAGGACTACTCGGCCTATCAAGGGTTGACCTTCTGGGTTCATACGAATACGGCGATCGCAGCCAGCACGCTTTCATTGCGTCTCTGTTCGGACGCCGTTGGAGCCGTGACCGTCGATACCATTGCGATCCCAGCCTTACCGGTCATCAACGCCTGGGTTCCAGTCTACGTCGATACGGGCGGGGCGCTCGGCGCGTCGATCCAATCGATAGCACTCTATGCCGACGCCGATCCAGGTACCGCGACGGTTCTCTTAGACAACATCAGTACCGTCAAGGCGTCAGGAAGCGATAACCTCAACCTCACGAGCTTGATCGGTAAGAATACAGGCTCAGAGCATTGGTGGGCCTTACGAAGCATCAACGGAACGACGGTTACGCTCGACAACGCTCCTGGAGCCGCCTCGGGTTCAACACCGAAGGGATACGTCGGTACGTCCGAATCAGTGACGACCTATAAACGAACGACCGTCAAGATTGCGATGACGAGTTCGGCGGCGCAACCGGTTCAAGATAGCGGGTCGTCTGGAAATTTGATCACGTTCTCGTGCGGGTGGAACCGTTCGGACATGAGTACCCAAACGGGTCAGACGTACTGGGATGGTCAGTGTGGGACCGGGACGGGATGGGATTTCAATCTACAGACCTTCGTGTCAGTGGACCGTCTCTTTACCGTCCGATACTCGATTGGTGTCCTCTGTGGCCCAGCTGATAACGTCATGGGTACCATCGGAGGAATCGCTTGTACGAATAACGCACTCAGTGTTGGATCAGCTGCGCTACGGTGCTCCGTCGCCAGTATGACAGCTACTCAGGGGACGGGATCACTCCTAAGCCTCTTAGGGTCTGCATTCGTTTGTACCTCTGCGCAAGTCCACGGAGCTGGAGAAACAGTCTCACAAGCAGCCGTGATCAACGGGCGAGGTATTAAGCTCGGAACGATCGAAATCAAGAACTTCGGCGGCACGTGCGTAAGTCTCGGAGGAGCTGCGACGAACAATATTAGCTTCACCTCATTAACGCTCTCAAACGCGACGACAGGAATCACGACCTCAGCCTCATTGACCGATTTCTTGATTCAGGCATTGACCTGTACCTCAATTTCAGGAGTTGCTATTACGTCATTCGGCGGGCTCAATGTCCGGTTCAACGACGTGACGGTAACGAGCTGTGGGACGGCGCTTTCGCTCCCGGCGGGCTTTGTCAACGGGTCCTTAATTCTCGGGAGTCTGACGACGACCGGAAATACGACCGTAATTTCCTTCGGGGCGTTTACGGGCAACGTGTACGTCAACGAATCCTCATTTGCTGAAGTCTCGCCGTTGAGCTTTAGCGGAAGTGGCTATACCTCTGGGCGAGTAGTCTTTCAAGACTATAACGGGGCAGCAGGAGATCATCGAACCTACTACTCCTCGGGAGCTAGCGGAGCAACAGTATTCGCGGATTCGACAACACGTCATAGCTCGTCGGGCCTCTCGTGGAAATTTAATATTCAGAGTACAACTTTCGTGACATCCGACTTTCCCGTAACGTTTCCCGTTGCGAGGATCGCCGTGAACGCAAACAAACAAGTCACTGCCTCGATCTGGACACGGCGTTCGAGTACCTCAATGGTCGGTACGTTTCGAGCTAGAGGGGGCCAGCTTGACGGGGTTCCATCGGATGTAACGTCAAGTTCGAGCGCAGCCATCAACACGTGGCAGCAGCTTCAGTTGGTCTTTACGCCGACTGAGACAGGCGTGATGGACCTCGATTTCACGGTATACGGGGTCACAAGTGAAGACCTCTTTATTCACGACTTCACCGTAGTACAGGCTCCATAATGGCTGTCTTTTCTACAGATCTCGAATCAATGGGGTATACCTACTTAGGACAACCCTTCATCGAAGTCGACGCAACGGACGGGCTGACATCGCCGGGGTACATGGGTGTGACGTACAACGGCGAGCCCGTGACCTTCGTACCGAACGGGATTCTCACGCCGCCGTCAATGGCCTTTCCGAGTGGCGCGAAGATCTTTTCGCGCGGTATCGTCGTGGGCGCAATGGGTTTCAAACTTCCGCATTTTCCATAGCGAGGATTACATGGCTGGATTACTTTGGACTGCTAAACCAACGGCGGAGGTTTCGTGCCCCGCAGCGACCGCGAAGACGGTCCTTCAGGTCTTTGCGCCTGCGAACCAACGTCTCCGTATTGTCGGATGGGGCGTGTACTTCGACGGGACGAGCGTCTCGGCTGAGCCCGTCAACATCAAGCTTGTGCGTCAGACGAACGCCGGAACGATGACAGCCGTCACCCCGACGAAGTGTGACGACTCTTTGCCTGAGACGGTTCAGAGCTCTGCGAGCGCCGATGCTAGCGCAGAACCTACATCAGGCGATGTCTTGAAGTTTATCAACATTCACCCTCAATCAGGGTATGAAATCACGAACGGCGTCAAAGATGAAGACTGGGTCAAGGGCGGGGGCCGAGTGGCTATCGTCGTGACCGCGCCGGGGACAGTTAACGTACTTCCTTGGATTAAGTGCGAGGAGTAACCCATGTTTCTACACCGAATCAACCTTATGCGACGGGGGATCTTTCTCCCGTTTCGTGGTGGTACGGCCTCCGTCCCAGTCGGTGTAGATGGGACTCCGCTCGAAGCTGTCATCCCTGACTGTCACGGGCACGATGAAGTCTGCTCACCCTATGGCGACGGGACAGTCTACGGAGACGGAGAACTCTACTGCGCTGCCGATGAAGGCAAAGGCTTCTATCTCTCGTTGACCGAAGTCAAGCCGCACATCATGGCGATTCGTATTCAGCATACAAACGGAACGCGGTTGATCGTCGATACACTTAAACCTTACTTGAAGTCTGACTTGAACCCGTTGCCCTATCAGTACCAGACTGATATTGACTCCAACTGCCCTCAGCACGTTGCGATACGTATACGGGCAATCGACAGCACCCAGCTTATCGTGCGTAGGCTGTTGCCGTTCATTAATGTCCGTCGAAATAGACCCGTATCCTAAAGGAGTACCATGGCAGATTTAATGCTCTCAAATAGTACCTGGGCAGCCGGTACTACTGATACAGCGTCTACGCTGGTCAATGGAGTCGATCAAAAACGAGCCGAGCATATCAACGGGCCGGCCTCTGCTATCGTTGCTCTCGAGACAGGCTTAGGGGCCGCTGCGTCTCTCAAGGGCTCGCACGCCGATCTTGCGACGCGCTTAGCGGTACAGATTCCGGCCTCAGGGCGTATCATTGATCCCGGTACGATTTGGATGTACGCGGGCTCGTCAGCTCCAACGGGCTGGTTGATCTGCAACGGAGCGAGCGTCAGTCGTTCGACCTACGCCGACCTCTTTGCTGTGATCGGGACAGACTTCGGAAACGGAACTGGGTCTGGACTGGACTTCACCGTACCCGACATGCGAGGCCGTATGCCGGTCGGTGTGGGCACAGGAACCGGGGGAGGCGCGACTGGTACCACAGGAACTAAACCCGCAGGCGGGCTCACGTTACGGTCATGGCTTCGC